TAGTTGTTTGTCCGTTAAACCCGTCTAGAAAGTCGCCTAGATCCGAAATGTAAAGTACATTACTTTCTTGTTTTTCTAGGGTAAAGTTAACCATTTGCGTAAGACGTTCAAAAAGTAACGCTTCGTTCCATTCAGTCGGGTACATTGAACGGCCTTTGTCGCTTGCGTCCATTCCGATATGTACATCGGTAAAAACTAGCTTGTCAAACTCACCTTTAAAGTCGCCTTTCTTTACGCGCTCAATTGCTAAAGCGGGTACGTTTTCAAATAGTTTCTTAAAGTCGATTTTGTTAACGTCGAATTCATTACCAAAAGACGGATTTTTAAAGAACAAACTAGCATCTTTAGACTTTAGCCACCCGTGTTTTACGTCTTTTTCGTTTAAACCTAGCCCGTTAGCTTGTTCTTTTATTGCGCGGTATTGTTGTATTATTGCCAGCTCATCGGCTTTTAATCTTATCCGTGGTATTTTCATAAAGGGCTTTTATAGTGTCTAAGTAGGTAATTAGTAAAGATACCCACCGCAAAGCCTAAAACTAAAAGTAAAATGTTAGGCTTCTTTGTGTTTCGTTTTTCCGTTTTCCATTTGACGACCTCAATTTTTTCAATCATTCGCAAGGTGTCGCGCTTTAGTTTGTACTCGATGCGCGTCTGTAACCTCGTTTTAGGCACGTAAGAACGCTTGTAACGCACTATTGTATCTTTTTGGACTAGTACCCTTTCAAAGTAAATTGAGTCGTTTAAAACGTACGGGATTGAGTCAACCGAAGTTATCTTAATTGTGTCCGCAACCTCGTCGCAGCGGTAACCTTTCTTAATCGCCTTATTTATATGGTAATTAACGCCGCAAGATGTCGCAAATATCGCCAATATTAGCGACAGAATCAGTCTATTTAGCAATTTCAAAGTGCATCCAGTCATAATTTTTAGCTTTTCCAAGTGAAATAAATCCGTGTTTTTCAAAGATGGCAATCATTGGCGCGTATTCGGGACGTGCAAACCTAGCCGTTTTAGAAGTTTCTTTTAATGTATTACGTGCGGGGTCTAAGTCGATGGCAATACCCCAAGCATGACGAGACCAAGACGAACCGCCGCGCATTTTACGGAAGTTAAAACAACCCCCGTAAAGGTCGATGCCTAGTTCTACTATACGTTCGTACCCATAGACTAATAAAAGTTCGTTAAACACGCTTAAAAAGGCATCTGCTACCAATTTGTGGCAACGCATCTTTGTCACTTTGGTGTCTAAGTCCCATGCTATACGCATCGGGTAAGGTAAATTTATGGTAGTTAGGTACGTTCCCCGTTCGTTAGGTTGTCCGTATTTTGCTAAGGCTTGGGCGGTTGTTATCATTTGTCAAGTTTTTTGTTCTAAAAAGTGGACATTAATAAACCCCTACAGCAATACCATAGGGGGGTTCTCGGTGTTCAGTATTCCTGGGCAGTCGAGTGGGGTGCTTTTATTTTCTTGTTCCATACTGAAAGACCTAAAGACGTTGCCGAGTAAGTAAGCAAACCAATAAAAACAAACTCATGAACTTTAAACGTGGTAACTAAAGGCGCAAAGGCGTAAAGTACCGCGATCCAGAACGACGTAAAAGCGGACAGCCTTTTAATTGACCATTTGCCGCTAGGCCTTAAAGTTTCGTTTATTAGTTCTTTTATCATTTGGTAAGACTGCAAGTAATTGAATCGGTAAATCTATTCGTGTTTTTGTTGCTTGTCTAAAGCTTTGTTGTTTGTAGCAGTCGTAAAGGGCGCTTTCGACCTTGTTAAGTCGGTTGTCCGTGTGCCATAACCAAAGGCATAACACACCTGTAACGCCGTACTTTTTTACTAAGGTTACAAACTCGGTCATTAGAAAACCATTATAGCGTTATTGTACCCGTTGTCGTTGTAACGTTGTCCGCAACGTCCCCAGCAAGTCCCTACGCAGTCGCACGCGTCAATCTGTGGGCGCAAGTCTGTATCTTTATTCGTTTGGCTAGTAAACTGCGGGTAAAGGTTTTTGTTAGCTAGTAGGTATTTGATTAAACGCTGCTCGTAGAAGCTGGCTTTTTGTGCGTAATGCTCCATTGAAAACGCCACCTCAGCACGTGAAACGCTACCAGAATAATCACCAAATTGGGTTTGAATACCTTTGTTTTTAAGTTGGTACGAAAGACCAAATACTGCATCCTCAGCACTACGCCACGCTACGACAGGTTGTATAAACTCAACTAGCGTTTCTTCGTCGTTCGTTAAAGTTTGTGTATTGTAGGCATTCAAAAGATACTTGTAGAACGTTGTACCTAGAATTGGCTGTACTCTAAGGTCGCTTTGTGTGGCAATGTAAGGCGTTACGTCTGTTACGTCTACGTTTGCCGTAATAGGCGTGTTCGTCTTTAGGTAGGTTTCGGTAATAAAGTAAATCATTGCGCGGGAATTTCTAAAGGTGGTAAGCCAGCTAAGGCCCTAATTTCGTTAGGTGTCATTTGTTCGAGTACCTTTTGCGCTAGACTAGCTTCTAAGGCGTTCAATGAGTCAATAATGTAAGAAGTCTTTTCGTCACGTTCTACAATGGCGTCGTTAATAATTTGGAAATTCTTAATAGTAAAGTCGGCTTTGAGTCTAGAAATGTTGAGTAGTTCCTGGAATATTTCTGTAACCATTTCACGCAACGGAATTACTACGTTCTTTTCAAAGATTACGTAAGCTTGTTTGATGTCTGCGCCACCGCCTAAAGAACCCGTCGTTCTTACACCCATTAAGATAGGGTCGATTGTATGGGCAAAACAAATTTGTTCCGTGTTCAGCGTGCTAGCTTCTTGAAAAAGTTTGTCGTTTTGGTTTGTAGGTATGCTTTCAATTTTTGGTAATTGGTCGGCTGAGTTGGCAAAGAATGCTACACCTTTACCCGCGTTGGCCGCGCCTTTCATGCGGTCTATTGTGTCGCGTAGTACCTTCTTTTCTTCTTCGCTTTGCGGACGTTTTGGAAACATCATTGCGAAAGCGGGGAAAATACTATTTTGAATGTTTGACTTTGCAAAGTAACTTAGTTCACCCGACAAAAAGGCGAAGTTTAAAGCACTTGAATACTGCGGTAATGAGTAATAATCTTGACCGATGCTAGGTAATTCGTAGCTATAAAGCTGGCATTTGTCCGAGTTAAGCGGGTGGTATGGCTTTACTTCGACAACGTCAATACGTGAAGCCCAGTCGTCGCACAAATAGTAACAAGTCTTTGTGTTGTTTATACGGACTTTTTCGGGGCTTACGTTTTCGATTTTATGTAGCTTGTTTTTGTCGTCAAAGTGCAACTTAAAGTAAACGCGGTTGTGTATTACAAGTTGTTTAGCAACAGCTTTAACCGACTTAGCTAGGCGCATTTTCTTTTCCCAAGTGTAAAGGTCTAGAAGTTCCTGTGGCGTAAGCTTGTCCGTTTTTAATTCGTAGCCCGCGCCAATAGCTGCGTTAACTTTAAAGTCTACAATTGCCCCGTGTAGTGGCGAAGTGTAGTATAATTGGTTAAGGGTCTCGGGAAATAGGTTATCCGATCCGAACGGCACATAGCCAGCCACTTGGTAACGTCCATTAACGTAAGGAAGCGACAAGTCGCCGCGTCCGATTTTACCGAAAGGCGTTGAAAAGCTTTGGTAGCCTTCTATTACTTCGGGTTTTTGTTGTTTGAATCTGTCGAAAATTCCCATTTTATTAGTCGTATATGCTAGAAGTAGAACCGCCCGCAACAACTAAGCGCCCTTCTTCTATTAAATTAAGTCCGTTTGTATTCGTGTTTTCGTCTACTATTATTTCTTCGTCGCTTTCATAAACTGAGTACGTGTATTGACCGCGGGTAAGTTCGAGGTCTACGCCTTCGTCTAAAGTGAACAAGTTGTATCTAGTCGGAAAACTTGAAGTGTCAACTCCCGACCACAAAACGGGTTCGGTTGCCGTGTTAAATTCGCCCTCAAAGACGAATAAATAAAAAGGGTCTACTAACGTCGTTACTTCGCTTAAAGTAAGCGCAAACGTGTTTATTTCGCCTTTCTCAATGTAAATCATAACAATATTAAAATTGGTTTGGGACTTGTTCAAACAGAAAACCCCCTACAATGAGGGGGCTAACTATGTTTGGTAAGGAAAATTTACACTAATAAACCAGCAACAATTGCCGCGTCTACTTCGAATGCCAATTCTGGGTTTTCAGCAACCAAAGTAAGGCTGTATTTTGAGCCGTCCGCGCGGGCAGTTCCCGAACCTTCGCCGTATGCTGTTACTTGCAAGAATGGGAAGTACCAATATTTCCCGTTTGCGTCACCTACAACCGCTGTTAAGTATTGTTGACCAGCGCCAAGAACTTTAATAGCCTTAGACTTCTCTTGGTCGCGGCGGTGGAACATTAGGTTAATAGTTTGGGTAACGTAGCTAGAACCATTTACTAGGTCGATAGTTCCGTCTTCGGTAAAGCTTCCCGTATTGCGTTTAAATTCCATTGCAATAAAAGGCGAAGTGTAATTGATGTCGTCAACGATCCAGTTAGTACCCGTTTCGTCGGTTGTAATTCCTGTAATGTTATCCTGTTGGTTAATCAATAGGGTGTAAATGCCACCGCTGTTTGAATCACAACCTTTAAGGATTTCTTGTAATGTAGCACAAGCCATAATTTCTAAATTTTTTTGGTTATAAAAAAGGGCGGCGTTTTATGGCCGCCCCGTTAATTTAATTGATGGTTAAATACTAGTCAAAACAAACGTTGTAAACAACAATTTGTGAAGGGTTAGTATAGTGAAAACCAGCTTTCAAGTTCGCACGTGTGCGGATATATGGCTCAGCAACTGAGTCGCTAAGGTTAACAGCTTTCAATGCTTTAGCGTCACCTTCTGCGTCGAATGCGTAGATAAGGTCAGTTTTCAAAGCAAGAACCATTGTGTTAACAGGTGCGCCCTCAGCAAGAACGATTTTGATACCTAAGAAAGTAGGTGCAAGTGGTGCAGTAACGTAAGTCTGCGTGTTACCAGAAGCCGCAGCAATTTGGTAGTTTACGAAAACGTCGCTAGAAACGAACAAACGAAGGTCGGCACGCTTAGCTTGAACCGCCGCTGGCGAAGCTTTAAGCACAGCAGTCATTTGGTCGATTACGTTAGCGCTAGTGATAGCACCCGCGTAAAGACCTTCTACTGCTACGTCTGCACACAATTTTTTAAGGTAGCCGTCACACAAAGAAAGAACTGGGTTTAAGCTTTCTGTATCACCTTGCCAACGGATAAGTTCGAGGTCGTTACCGATACGGGCAGCCATTTCATTCCAGTAATAAGCCATGAAAGACGGAACGCTGAAGTCGCCGTTTGAACCTTGCGACATTTGCAAAGCCAAGAAAGATTGCTCGAGGTCAAATTGACAGATAGAACTCATTGCGCTTAAGGCACATACGTCAATGTCGATAGCGTCGAGGTTGTCAGTAGGGGCAGTAAAGTTACAAGTTGACGGCGCAAGAATGTTGCCGAAAGTAACGTTAGCCAATTTAGTAGCTGACTTAATGCCTGGAAGCGTGCGGTAGTTGTCCGCGATGTCTTCGGTTAAATAAGCTTTTGAGTAGAACTCATCTGGGTTAGGACAAAGAAGCGCGTTTGTTTCGATGTCCAAGTCAAATTTTAGATTTCTCATTTGTTTGTTTGGTTTTTATTTTGTTTTTACTTGTTTACTTGTTTGATGCACGAAACATTTTGAACTTGTCAAAAGCTGATAACTTCGTGTCTTTAGCCATTTCGATTTCTTCGTCTTCTTTAATTACGCCGAGTTCTTCAATTTGGTTTTTAAGGTCTGCAATCATGCCAATTAATGCGCGTTCGCGTTCTTCGATTAATGGCATTACAATAGCCATGATAGCTTCGGAATCGGCGGCAGGATCCACCGCCATTTCTGCGGCTACTTCTTCTTCTACTACTTCTTCTTCGGTTACGCTCGTGTCTTCTAAAGCTACTTCTTCGGTAACTTCTTCTGTTACTTCGGCCATAGCTTCTTCGACTACTACGTCTCTAATTTCGGTTACTTCGCCGTCTTTTACAACGTAGATTTTGCCGTCAATTGTGTGTTCACCATCTGGGAAATTCATATTATTTTGTTTTAAGTGTTTACTTAATTTCATGCCCAAAAAGCCTTCGATTGAAAAACCTACTTGTTCGTCTTCTACTAGTTTATTGTAGTAGTCAACGTCGGTAATTTGTGCCGTTAGCATTAAAGTTCCTTTTGGTACTTCGATGCCATAGCTTGTAAAGGCTTTGTCTAGGGTGGGTTTTTCGACTATCCATGAGTCAAGAATAAAAGCGGGTACTTCTTTACCTTGGTTATGCTCCAAATTAAATACGTTTCTATCCTTTAGATTTTGCATGAACTTGACGTAAATTTGCTCGATGGTTTGTTCGTCGAATGTTACGTAGTATTCGCCGTCGTCGTCGCGTCTGTAAATTTCCATGGGAATCATGGCGGGCGCAGTTACGCGGTACTTTAAACCATCGGAAAAGAAACGCTTTGTAGCATTCTTAAAAGCTAGCCCGCGAACTTTTATAGCTGGGTTTGAAGTAAAGGCTATTTGTTCAATGCCTAAGTCTTCGCCG